CGCGAAGGTCCAGTTCTCACTGCTATGAAGCGTGGTGCTATCCTCATCCTCGACGAAATCGACCGTGGTTCGAACAAGATGATGTGCCTTCAGGCAATTCTTGAAGGTAAACCATACTTCAATAAGAAGACTGGTGAGACCGTTCACCCGAAGCGTGGTTTCAACGTCATCGCCACTGCTAACACCAAGGGTAAGGGTTCAGACGACGGTAAGTTTATGTCTGCCCAGATTCTCGACGATGCGTTCCTTGAGCGTTTCGCCATCACTGTCGAGCAGGAATATCCCTCGCTGAAGATTGAGAAGCAAATTATCCTCAACAAGATGGAAAAGGTCGACAGTGTTGATGACGAATTTGCCGACAAGTTGGTAACATGGGCGGATATTATCCGTAAGACCTTCTATGAAGGTGGCGTCGAGGAACTCATCTCGACTCGTCGTCTCGAGCACATCGTAAATGCTTTCGCTATGTTCGGTTCGCGTTCTAAAGCAATCGAACTCTGCGTCAATCGCTTCGACTCTGACACCAAGAGTGCTTTCCTAGACCTCTATAAGAAGGTTGACGATGGCACCAATGATGTAGTTGAAAATGATGACGCATATTTCAACCAAATGGAAGAAGTACCATTCTAAGGAGACATAATGACAATTAATTACAAGTATGATGAGGGTGATCTCCTTCGGGAGATTACCCAGTATATTGATGCCACCTATGGTGAGCATTACTCACAGAATCAATATCAGGCAACCGAGTTTATTATCGATGGTGGTCATGGTATTGGTTTTACTGTGGGGAATATCCTAAAGTATGCCCAACGTTATGGTCACAAGGGAACACCTGAAGACTGGCGTAAGGATTTGTTGAAGGTCATTCACTATGCAATCATTGCGATGCATGTGCACGACAAGGAACAACAGACTAGTATACCCGAAACAACTGAAAAAGTCAATACTAAAATCTATGAATTGAAGACATCCTTGTCGCTTTCAGATACTATTAATATCAACCCAGAATATACGATTGCTCCCAACTGGAATGAATATAACATGGGAACCACTTCTCTATTGACTTCCGACACTATTCCAGGTATAATTGATTTTACTGCAGAAAACAGTAAGAAAACTAAAAAGAAAAAGGACTAATATATTATGAAGATTTCATCCGACACTCTTGCGCTCTTGAAGAACTTTGCAAGTATCAATACCAATATCCTCGTTCGTCAAGGGAATGTTCTTTCCACTGTCAGTGCAGGTAAGAATATCCTCTCTCGCGCAACAGTCGCAGAAACTTTCGACCGTGAGTTTGCGGTATATGACTTGAACAACTTCCTTGCGTTGCTGAGTCTCTGGGAAAATCCTGAGATTGACTTTGAAGAAACAGGTATGTTCCTTCGTGAAGGTAAGTCTGAGTTCGAGTATGGTTATGCTGATCCCAGTGTAGTTACTGCTGCTCCAGACAAGACTCTCGAGATTGATCCATTCTTCGACTTCACTCTATCTGCTGCTGACATTAGCATGGTGCAGAAGGCAGCGAACGTTCTCTCGGCACCAACCATGAGCATTGTTTCTAAGGATGGTAAGGTTACTCTCAGTGTCAGCGACCCAAGCAATCCACGTGCGAATGCGTATCGTAAGGAACTGACTACAACTGATGTTGGTGACTTTGATTGCCGACTCAAGGTTGAGAATCTGAAGGTCATTACTGATGACTATACTGTTGCTCTCGGTCGCAAGAAGGCAATGCATTTCAAGCATGGAACCAAGAACCTTGAGTATTGGTTGGCAATGGAACCATCGTCAGTAGTTTAAGTGGAGATTTAATATGAACAAGTTAGAAATTTCGTTTAGTTCGCGTGTACCTTATAACAATGACGATGAACATCTTAATCGTTCGACGAGTATGGATTTTGATTTAGATCTCAGTAATCCAGAAGAAGTTGTTCGTCAGTTTAATAAGTTTCTGCGTCTTAATGACATTGACATTATTGTATCTGGAGTGGAATAAACTATGGCAGAGAAGTTTAAATTTAAAAATAAGTGGGACGACGACACACGCGAAGAGGAACTGCCTGAGATTGTTCCTGCCGTAGTCTTCAAGACCCGTGTCCGTGATGACTCGATTGAAGGTCCAAACCCGTTTCGTTGGGAAGATAAGACGACCTATGATTACTTCGCTGGTAAGCGTGTAGTTCTGTTCTCTCTTCCTGGTGCATTCACACCAACATGTTCGACCTACCAGTTGCCTGGATTTGAAAAGAACTTTGCTGAGTTTAAGGCACTTGGTATCAAGGACATCTACTGCGTGTCTGTCAATGATGCCTTCGTCATGAATTGTTGGGCAAAGGATCAGAAGATTAAGAAGGTCAAGATGATTCCTGATGGTTCTTCCAACTTCACTACCGCGATGAAGATGGATGTTTACAAGGATAATCTTGGATTTGGTCGCCGTTCATGGCGCTATGCATGTGTTGTGAACAACGGTCAGATTGAGAAGTGGTTCATTGAAGGTGATGTTGTTGAGGACAACTACGATTCAGATCCTTATGGTGTCACTTCACCGGAAAACATTCTTGACTGGTTGCGTCAGAACTCGTGAAGGTATTAATTACTGGATGGGAAGGGTTCATCGGGCGGAATGCTTTACGCATTCTGTCCGACTCCTTCGAAATGATTCCGTATGAGGGAGATATTCGAGAGTTTAAAATCTCTGAGTATTACGGAGCAGTCCTACATCTTGCCGCACTAGCAGGTGTGCGTAAGAGTTGGTTGGACCCAGTAGAATATTGGGACGTAAACGTTAAAGGATCGATGCAAGTCTTTTCTGAATGCGAGCGTCTCAATCTTCGTTGTGTCTATGCTTCCTCGTCTTCAATATATGAGTGGTGGCAGAATCCATACGCTACTACTAAGAAGGCAATGGAAGAAATTGCCCCAAAATATTCAGTAGGAATGCGCTTTCACACTGTCTATGGACCTGACTCTCGCCCCGATATGTTCTATGATATGATGCTGAATAATAAAGTTGAGTATCTTACTGATCATAAACGTGACTGGACTCATGTCGAAGATGTTGTTTCAGCGATAAAAATTATATTGACAGATACCCGTATTCAGGGTAAGATGGATATTGGGACAGGTAATCCTGTCTCTGTTGTTGATGTTGCTCGCGAGTTTGGATACCGTGATGTTCCTATTCGTGAAGTAACTGGTGAACGAATTGTTACACATGCTGACAATTCACAATTAAGAAACATGGGATGGACTCCCAAGTATAACATTATGGAAGAAGTGAAACATGAACGTATCAAAAGAACAGTTCCTCTGGGTTGAAAAGTATCGTCCCCACAAACTTGATGACTGTATTCTCCCCGATGATCAACTAAAGACATTTCGCGAGTTCGTTGCGACTGGTGAAATTCCTAACATGCTTCTCTGTGGTTCGGCAGGTGTAGGTAAGACTACCATTGCCCGAGCGATCTGCGAAGAACTTGAATGTGACTACATTATCATCAACGGTTCTGAAGAATCAGGTATTGATGTTCTCCGCACTAAGATTCGGGAATTCGCTTCATCAGTTTCCTTTGGTGGTAAGACCAAGGTAGTTATCCTTGATGAGGCAGACTATCTGAATCCAAACTCTACTCAACCAGCGTTGCGTGCATTTATTGAGGAGTTCGCAAACAACTGTCGGTTTATCTTCACTTGTAATTTCAAGAACCGAATCATTGCTCCTCTTCACAGTCGAACTGCTGTCATCGAATTTAAGTTGACAAAGGCAGACCGTCCTAAGATGGCAGGTCGTTTCATGAAGCGTCTCACTGACATCCTTGCTACTGAGAATGTGACATTCGATGAGAAGGTTGTTGCTGAAGTTCTCAAGAAGCACTTCCCTGATTATCGCCGTGTCCTGAACGAACTGCAACGATACAGTGTCTCCGGAACTATTGATGAAGGTATCCTCGTCAACGTTCAAGAAGTAAACATGAAGGAACTGGTTTCTTCATTGAAGAGCAAGGACTTTAAGAAGATGCGTAACTGGGTAGTCGATAACATTGACAATGACCCAAATCTTATCTTCCGTAAGATCTATGATACCATTCTTGATGAAGTAAAGTATCCTTCACAGTTGGTTCTGTTGCTTGCAGATTATCAGTATAAGGCAGCGTTCGCTGCTAACCCTGAGATCAATCTGGTTGCTTGCCTTGCTGAAATTATGGCAGGGATGGAGTGGAAATAATGACTGGAGTGCTCGATGGATTGGGTGCTCCGACTGTAGAATATGATGCTGAGGAGTACAAAGAAAAGAAAAAGGGTATTTCTCCCTTCGATTTTATCAAAGATATAAACTATGAAAAGAAGAATCTGATTGTTGATGACTGGTCTGAGAAACAATACAATCCTTGGATCATTAATCGTGGGTTGACATTCAGTATTGATACTGTCCACCCTGCAAATGAAATGAACTGCCGTCCCCATCTCGATAAGAGCATGCAAAACATGTATCTTATAAATACTATTCGCGCTAGAAAACGTTTTGACAAATGGATCAAAATCGAGGACGATGCCGAAGTGGAGATGGTGAAAGAGTATTATGGTTATAGCAATGACAAAGCTCGCCAAGCACTCACAATTCTCTCTGAAGAACAAAAAAAATATATAAAAGAGAAATTGTTTAAAGGTGGTAAAAAATGAGCGAAGATTTTTTTGACATTGACTTTCCAGGGTATGCACCCTTGGAAGTCAACTTAAAGAATCCTGACGACTTCTTGAAAGTTCGCGAGACGCTATCCCGTATTGGTGTTGCGTCGAGGAAAGAAAAGATTCTTTATCAATCATGTCACATTCTACACAAGCAGGGCAGATATTTTATTGTGCACTTTAAGGAACTCTTTGCCTTGGATGGTAAAGATGCAGACTTCAGTGACAATGATTTACAGCGCAGAAATACGGTAGCACATCTTCTTTCGGATTGGGGTTTAATTACTATTCTAAATCCAGAGATTCATGAAGATAAAGCACCGTTGAATCAGATTAAAGTCATTGCGTTCAAGGAAAAGAATGAGTGGGAACTTGTTCAGAAATATAACATTGGTCGCAAAAAATAATTGACTTTCGTATAAAAATATAGTATAAATAAAAGGTGCCATGCTTCGGATGGCACCTTTTTTAACACTCGCTTAATAGGAGCAAAATATGAAATTTGATACAACAAGTTTACCGCACATCGACCGTTATTTTGTTGGCGCTGATCGCGTCATGAAACGGTTAGCAGATATTGCTGATCAATCGACGCTGATGATGCCAGTTAAATATCCCCCATACAATATCAAGAAAATCGATGAGACTCGCTACGTAATCGAACTGGCAGTTGCTGGTTTCGGTAAGTCCGAGATTGATATTGAATTGCAAGAAGGCAAGTTGTCCATCCAAGGAAAGTGCGACTCACCTGAATCCACCGAATATCTCTGGAAGGGAATTGCTGAGCGAGGATTCAAACGTGAATTCACTCTCGCCGACAATGTTGAAGTAAAGAGTTCTTCGCTGGTTAATGGTATGCTAAAGATTTTTCTTGAAGCATTTATTCCAGAAGAAAAGAAAGCAAAGAAAATCGACATCACTGATGAGGATAGTGAGTATCCATCGCAG